GTCATGGAAATTATAGCAGCATCTAGTGATCGTGTTACCGTACACCAAGCACTCAAACACTTGGTTGTAGGTGGTAATGCGCTTATCTATATGGGTCCTAAGGGACTTAAGCTATATCCATTGAACAGGTATGTCGTAGATAGAGATGGTAACGGTGACATCCTAGAGATCGTCACACGAGAACGTATCAGTCGTAAACTACTAGCCCCTCTCATTAACACTAGCCTTCCTGTTAACTCACCTGGTGAGGATGGATCTGATAATGAGGAGGATGTAGATGTTTACACACACGTTAGACGTGATAACAATCGCCTTGTATGGCATCAGGAAGTATTCGATAAGATCATTCCTGGTTCACAAGGTAAGGCACCACTAGAAACTAACCCTTGGCTTGTCCTTAGGTTTAATGTTGTAGATGGTGAGCCATTTGGACGTGGTAGGGTAGAGGAGTTCCTTGGTGATCTCCGTTCCTTGGAGGCTCTTATGCAAGCACTCGTAGAGGGCTCTGCAGTCGCCGCTAAGGTGATCTTTACTGTGTCCCCCTCTAGTACTACTAAACCACAAACACTCTCGGCTGCGGGCAACGGAGCCATCATTCAGGGACGTCCTGATGATATCAGTGTAGTGCAGGTAGGTAAGACAGCTGACTTCCGTACTGCTATGGAGATGGCTCAGATCCTTGAGCGTCGCCTTAGTGAAGCATTCCTTATCCTTAATGTAAGGAACAGTGAACGTACTACAGCAGAAGAAGTACGGATGACTCAGATGGAACTAGAGCAACAACTTGGTGGACTATTCTCCCTGTTGACTGTTGAGTTCCTAGTACCTTACTTGAACCGTAAGCTATCAGTACTACAAAAGAACCAAGATATCCCACGTATCCCTAAGGATCTTGTACGGCCTACCATTGTGGCTGGTATCAATGCCTTAGGTAGGGGACAAGACAGAGAATCACTGACTCAGTTCTTCACTGTTATTGCTCAAACCTTAGGACCTGAAGCACTTGGTACTTACCTTAATGTAGATGAAGCTGTTAAGCGCCTTGCTGCTGCACAAGGTATTGATGTACTGAACCTAGTTAAGTCTATGGGTCAGGTACAGCAAGATCAAGCACAAGCTCAGCAACAAGCACAACAGATGGAGCTACTTAAGCAAGCTCCTAACATGGCTAAAGCTCCTATGATGGATCCTTCAAAGAATCCACAACTATTGAATGGACAAAATGAACAAACAAACACCAACGAGATCCCAGAGATCGAACAAGAAGCAAACATCCCCGGAGGAAGTCCCTTCGGTTGACAACGTTGATGATCAACCAACTGAAGCTGCGCCTTATATGAAGCGCACTAAGATTGGTGAACCCACCATCGGTCGTTCCCCCGATTTTGTCAAGACAGTAGGTCTTGGAAATCTAACCGTTATCACAGCAAATGGCAAACGAAATTACTCTTAATCCGTATGAACAAGCAGAGGGTGAGTTCTCTGCTGAAGAGCTTGACTCTCTGCGAGTTGGTGAACAACTAGCTGAACAAGAGCAACAACTCCTGGCTGGTAAATATCAATCAGCAGAAGAGTTGGAGCGTGGCTACTTAGAGCTACAGAAACGACTCAGTGCTAAAGAAGAGCCCGAGGTAGAGGAAGCCCCTACTGAGGAGGACCCTACTGAGGAGACTAATGAAGAAGTAAGTGATGATCTCTTTGATGTGATCATGGAATCTTACCGTACTGGTGAATGGGATCCTGAAGTAGTCAATCAGGTAGAGGGTATGAACCCTGTGGATGTAGCTAACATGTTCCTTGAAAAGGGAGGTACTGCTCCACAGTCCCCACAAGCTACCTCTACTGAGATTGAACAGATTCAAGAGTCAGTTGGTGGTACTGATGAATATCAAAACATGATTCAGTGGGCTGGACAGAACCTATCTGAACAAGAGGTAGCAATGTATGATACTGTTATGGATCGTGGTGATCCTATTGCTATGTTCTTTGCTGCTCAAGCATTGAATGCACGCTACCAAGATGCAGTAGGTTATGATGGTGAGATGCTTACTGGCAGTGCACCTCGTAATACTACTGATGCTTTCCGCTCACAAGCTGAGCTGGTAGCAGCAATGAGTGATCCACGCTATGACAAAGATCCAGCCTATCGAGCTGATGTAGCCGATAAACTGGAACGATCTAACATTGAATTCTGATGAACGACACCAACATCTTTGCTAAGGAACCATTTATGTACACCGACGAAACCTACACCGTGCCCCATAATCAACGTGCTGAACTCCTCAACGGTCGCCTTGCTATGCTTGGCTTCGTGGCTGCTATTGGCTCTTACATTGTAACCGGACAAATTATCCCTGGAGTATTCTAATGGCCTGTGGTAAGAAGGGGTCTAAAGGCGGCGGCAAGAAAAAGTAGAATATTCCCGTTCGGTAAAAGAAGCATTGAAATGCCCGTAAAAGGCACAATACTTCCCGTTCGGGAATATCCTTTTTAATATTGGTAGATCAGTTAATACTGCGAGTGTATTGGCTGATTTGTAGGAGTAAACAATATTAAAGTTCTTCGCTATCTTATTATGCTTTCTGTTCTAACTACTCTATCGGTGATCGCTAGTTGGTATGGTCCTGGTTTCCACGGTAACCTTACTGCTAACGGTGAACGTTATAATCAAAACACCCTTACTACAGCGCACAAGACACTCCCCTTTGATACACGCCTTCGTGTATGTTTCAAGAGGTGTGCCGTTGTTCGGGTAAACGATCGTGGTCCCTACATTCCTGGTAGGAATCTAGATCTAAGTAAAGGTGCGGCTGATGCAATCGGTCTCACTGGTTCTGGAGTTGGACAAGTTAAAGTAACTCGTCTTAACTAACACTAACCTTTAATAAGAGATCTTCTTATTTAAAGTTCCCCCTCTTATCTTTGATAACGGAAATGAAATCCACAGCAATGTGGTTGAACCCCATAGTACTAGCGGTAAAACGTTAGGCAGATAGCCTAAAGAAGCGAAGGTTCGATTCCTCGCTGGGGTATTGACTGAGGCCGGTTACGACCGATACCCTTAGTCATGACAGTCGGAGAGACGACATTCAAAATGGACAACAAAAATTTCTAGGATCCTAGAGAGACAACGCAAACAACTCTCTCTTAACTATTGTGGCTAACACTCTTGTAACTCCCGTAGGTCGGATTAATAATACTAGTTCGACCCCCCTTGCTCTTGGTACTGCTTATGATACCAAGTACGCAACTTATCTGAAACTGTTCTCTGGTGAGATGTTCAAGGCGTATGAAAGCGCTACTATCGCCAAAGGCACTGTGCAAAGCCGTACCCTGAAAAATGGAAAGGCGATGCAGTTCATTTTTACGGGCCGTATGGAAGCGGCTTACCACGAACCCGGTACTCCGATCCTGGGTAGTGGTGATCCCCCG